GCGAATCGTGGTTAACAAGGAGTACCTTCACCTCGCCTCTGTAATCAGAATCAATGATTCCAGGTGCATTGAGGACCGAGACTCCGTGCTTCAGAGCAAGTCCCGATCGTGGACAAACTTGAGCGACATAACCCCTGGGAATCTCCAGGTAGAGACCTGTGCAGACTGCAGCCCACTTACCAGGTGCAAGTGTGACTTCTTCACTAGCAATTAAGTCGCAGCCTGCAGAGCCAGGTGTTGCATACAGCGGCGGTACTTGATTCTTGTAACCTACGACAATATCACTCATCAGATGTTATCTCCTCTTCGATTAGCTGCTCAATAGTACTCGGATTGATTGTAAGCGCCGATTCAATGACAGTATCGATGTACTTCTTGTACTTCTCGTCCTTCATCACTTCACCGAAGTCTGCCTTGTAGAACTTCTTAGTGATGAGCACCTCGCCCGTCTTTTCAGAAGAAACGATCAACTCCTTCCACGCACCATCCCCGGTGATGGAGACCTTGTTGCCTTCGAAGATTGCTCCGCCGTTTTCCTTGCACCAAGCTCGTACTTCGTCGAAGATGTATTCGTGCTCTACGATGCCCTTGCCGAAGATGATGTCGAACTCGCACTTCTTGAAAGGCGGAGCCACCTTGTTCTTCTTGAGTGTACAGATGACGTGAATACCGATGATGTTTCCATCTTTGTCCTTCACAGGCATACCGCTGGTCAGAGATATACGAACCGAAGAGTGGAATGGGATGGCCTTACCACCAGGTGTGGTGGTGGGGTCACCATACATGACACCGATCTTATCGCGGATCTGGTTGATGCAGATGAGAGTGACATTGTTCTGCCCAATGACACCTGTGATCTTGCGCATGCCCTTTGAGATGACGCGAGCCTGTAGGCCGATCGTGTTGTCCTCATACTCACCGTCGAGCTCGGCCTTGGGGGAAGTTGCTGCCACAGAGTCCCAGATCACGACGATAGGGACATTCTTCTCGATGATCTGCTTTGCCTTGGTGATCGTAGACTCGATGATGGAGAAAACCTCCTCCGTCATGTGAGAATCGCAGTAGACGAATCTCTTCTTGACATCGATGCCCATGTCTGCCAGCTTCTGTACAGGTGTGGCATTTTCGGTGTCGACATAGACGACGAGTCCACCCATCTTCTGGGCTACAGCAGCGGCGTGGTAAGCAAGGTGAGACTTGCCACTCGAAGGTGCACCGCTAATCTCGATGATCCTGCCCTCAGGATAACCACCCCCAGCAGCATTCCTGATGGCGTAATTGAGCTGAATTGATCCTGTGTCGATCCACCTCTTCACGATAGTAGGAGCATCCATTTCGGAGAGATTGTATGCGACTCTAGTTCCGAACTCTTTGTTGATCGATGTGATGAGATCTTTCATCATGTCGTCGACGTCACTCTTCTTGGAAAGAGTTGCCTCAGACGTTTCTTTTTCTTTTTTAGCCATCAATGAGTCTCCATAAGAAGAATGGGCGCACAGTCACCTGTGCGCCCCATTAAGGTAATCAGTCCTCGCCGATTAGATCGGCGAATGCATCGTCTAGAGACTGCTTCTTCGCTTCAGGCTTTTCAGACTTCTTTGCGACCTTCTTCTCGGAAGGAGCAGCCTGCTTGACCTCTGCGACTAAGTTCTCCAGTTCATCGACGGGTTCCGCACCTCTGGATGCACCGACGTCAGTCGAGGACTCAGAAGCTCCACCGTTTAGCCAGTTATTGAGAACAGTCTCAATCTCTTGCATCGATTTGAGACGATACATGTCGTCGATGCTCGGGATGTTATCAAGCCACTTCTGAGCTGTGGCAGAATCAGTGTGAAGTGCAGTGGACTTTCGTGCAGGGTCTACAGTCGTATCGTTGAACTGCTTGCCTGCCTGCTTAGAGATGGTGACCTTGAGGTCGAAACCTTCGGTCGGAGAAAGGATGTCACCAACGTCCTCATCGAGGAAGAATCCGAGCATTCGCTGATAAACGAGCTTACCGAAACTCCAGATCTGGACGCCCTTGTCTTCTTCGCCACGTACGATGACAGGAGCATAGCATCGCATCTTCGGCGCGAGCTTCTTGGCAAGAACTCGATCATCAGGCTTGCCGCTGCTGTAGAGCTTACGAATAAGGTCGTCAATGGGATCCGGCTTGCCAAACTGCTTCGGAGTGAGGATGCCTGCATTTTCACCGATGTAGTAGAACCATCTCTCGGCGAATGGTTGACCGTCCACGGAGTTCTTCCAGGGAAGACACCTGACCTTGTATTCGCCTACACCAGGCTTCCACATCTGGACAGAAGACGTCTTCTTGACTCCGCTGAGTTCTGCGACTCTACGCTTAATTGCTTCTAAATCGATTGCCATGTCTATTCCTTTTCCTTTTCCTCTATTTCGCCTGTCGACAACGGTACCACACCGTGTGGTGAACCACCGCCTCTATTTGAATCCTCAAACTATCACAAGGAGGACTAACTGTTCAATTGTTGTCTCAACAGAGATTACTTCCAGCGAACAAAGTTCTTTTTGTTCTTCTTGAGCTTCTGACCAGGCTTCGTTGGATTTGCACCCACATCAGCCGATGAAGCACCAAGAGGTGCTGTGTAACCTGCAATATTGCCGACGACGTTCATCTCGTCCATGTCTTCCGTCTCCTCGTCCTTATCCGTGGTGTCATTTTGCTTCTTAGATCCCTTTGGAACCATCTGGTTAGGTACACGATAATCAGTGACCTCAGCGAGGACTGCTTCAATGTAGCTTCTCAGTAAAGCGCTCATGCAGATAAGTATTCAGGAGTTAAAGATTCTTCTCCTGCTTTGTGGAGATAAAATCTGCGATGTGAACGACGTCGACGAGGGTGGGTTCCTTCATCTTGTACGGGGCGTTCTCGTCGGCATACTGACCATCATTAAGCTTGATCGCAAGCCATTCTGGTTGGGTGAGTTTGAGACCGAAATGCTGACACAGCCATACTCCGCGATCTGGAACAGTCATGTATTGGATGTCCTTGTTGTGCTTGTACATCTCCCCGATCTTCTCGCGGTGCCAATCTGAATCCTGCGGAACGTAATAGTCCTTCTCATGATCGCCAACCTTACCGAGGTCATGTAGGAGGCACCCTAGGATGAGAGAGTCCTTCGGAACATCCCAACCGAAAGCCTTAACAAGCTTCAAGGCGTTACTGAGCACTCGAAGAGAGTGATCCACGAGACCGCCGGGGATGGCGTGATGATAGTCCTTTCGAGACGAAGCGGGACAGAGCGCGAGTCTCTCTCCGAGGTGGTCCACGAGGGCGAGCGCAGGTTCGGCCCTGTCTCCGAGCTTCTCCATGAAGCCACGATACTTCTCAAAGTTCTCTGCGATCTGTTCCGGTGTTAGTTCCATGTTATTGCTTTCATTATTGTCAAGGAGAGACGAGATGTTCAAACTTCAGAGGAAATGTCATGGTGTAGGACGGGATCTCCACGTCTTTCACAGCTTTCACGTCTTCTAGTCTGTCATCTCTTACATCAAGAATGATTGCATCGTGTAGAACAAAGAGAGGCCTGATGCCATCAGGCCCCAGGCGAGACAAAACACGATCGAAGCCGAGAAGTGATACATCTACTCCGCTGGATTGGGCGTAGGTGTTGACTAGAAGGTTGTCTTGTCCCTCCGGGATGTTGAGGGGGCGCTTAAATCGATTAAACATCCTGCCGGAATCGCCTACCTGCTCTTTTAGACGCGTTCTGAGCTGTTCTACTTTAAAGTATTCACGAATTACGCCTATAAAAGAGTCTAGTTTTTGATCAGAGACGCCCAATCTAGCTCTTAAGGCGCCCCGAGAGATGCCATATAGCTCAGAAAGCACAGCAACTTTCACAATATCTCTGGGAAGCACACCTTTAAACTGTTTTCTTGATATCTCATCGTAAATGTCGTCATCCTCAGAGTGCCTCGAGGCTTCTGCCAGCACTATTCTAGCCTCCAAAGCTCGAAAATCAAGAGATACGACTTCGCCTGACTCAAAAGAAGACTTGAGGACGTCTCGACAAGACTTTTTTAGTACGAGTATGTTGGGACCGTCAACGACGGTAAGTCTACCTGTCCTTGTTGCAAACCTGTCGTAAGTTACAGGTTGTGAAAATCCACTCCTCTTGGGTCGGAAACTCTCGAGACCGGGCGCTCCGTGTCCTAATTTCTCTGAATACTCCTGAAACTTCTCTAGAGATATTGCTGCAGGCTTAAGAGAATTAAGAACTCTTGTTCCGGCCATCCACGCTGACTCGTAGTAATCGAAAGGAAGACTAGGGAATGCGTCCATTGTTTCCTGAACGACATTTTTGAAGAATATTCTGAATTCATTCTGAGGCAAGACGTGCTGCCAAGGAATGTGAACATCCTGTGAGCCGGTGACAAGCTGGCGTATGACATTCGAGTATCTCTCTGGTACACTCGGTGGCTTTCTGTGTATCATCCGTTGAAGTGTATCAAGACACTTGACAGTAGATGAAGTCTTTAATTCGCCCGTGAGGTGCCATGAGTCTCTTGGAATCGAATCAGACCAAATATAACCCTCTTCATCACCAACGATATGGCGTGGAGTACCGAGTACCGAAGAGTCTATTGCAAATCGTCGCACCGACGCATATTAGTACCGTGATTGTCGACTTTACATGTAAGAGAATTATGACTACTTCTTACCAGAATTCTTCGTAGTTTTTGAATCGCCAGGTTTGCTCTTTCCATTTTTCTGTTTTTTATCAACAGACTTTAATGCTGATGCCTGCTCGAGCTCGTTAACAATTGCTGCCGCCTGAGATGATACAATTTCGTTTATGCTCTTTGCAGCAAATTTTGCGTAACCATCAGTCAAAATAAAAGTCCAGTTAGTTGTGAACTTACCTTGCGCTATTGAATGTTGTATCTGAGTGCACTGGTATATGTTGTCAAGTGAAGTTCCCGTGTCAAAGTCTATAAAGTAAGACTGATAGGCTTGGGCTGTAGGAACTCCAACAGTCGTCATTGTCAACTGAACGGGTAGGACTCTCAGTGGGAGAGAATTCGTCTCGGTGAGGCCATTGTCTCCCAGAGTTGCTTTTGTTCCTCGCTGCTTGATGGACTCATAGAGGTTTGAAGTCGCGGATGAACCTTCTGTTTTTGAGGCAGCGTTTATAGAGAGAACCAAAGAACCGTTCGATCCTAGGTTTATAGTGGGCACCGTCTTCGATATGGCGTCCCTGAAAGACTTCCTATCCTTCGGTATCGCAGCAGTTTCAAGACCCGGTTTTTTCACTATCTTAAACTCTTCAATAGTTTTTGGATTCAGTTCTTTCAGAAAATTGTCGACCCCGGCTTTCTGTCCGGTTTTGTAAAGTTCAGTTATTTTGTCTCTCAATTTGTAATTGTCAATCTCACCGACTTCAAAACCGTTACCAGTGTTGATCAC